TTTTTATGGTAATTGTTCTGCTGAAGCACATTTCCAGCATTTGTTTGCCCAGCAAGGTTTTACTGGTTTCAAGTTTCTCACTAATACATCGGGTAATCAAGTGGCAACAGATGTTGCTGCCGACTTGACCCCGTGGCACCCTTGCGGAAGGGATGAGAGTTTAGCAAATGATTATGTAGATGCTAAGGTATCAACTTCCAGAAGAATTACAAGAAATCTTGCCACTTCACCAACCAATATATTCAGATATACTCAGTGTTCATTGGACCCCCTCTCTCTAACAAATGGCATCTTTGAGTTTAGACCTTTTAATTCTATGGGTGGTTCATCTCCCACTATGTATTGGGAGGTAGGACTAAGTAGGGCAGTTAATGTAGCACATAAAGCACCTGAATGGTGTGATTTTCAGGATTATGCTTTTACCTATGGTTCATCCTATGAGGAGGGATTTATGGATTACAAATTGACTTGGTGTGAAAGACCAAGTGGTAAGTATGGTCTCCACATAGAACAGGCACTGGTAGATGATGATGGTGGTCATAGAGGTTTCGGAGGTGCCAACGCAAACTTCGGGCAATTTAAAATGTGTGAAACAAGATATTTTGGTGTTGCTGGTTCAACTTGTCTTAATATAGAATTAAATGAAGATAATTGCCGTGATACCCACGACCCCTCTTCCGTGACCCCATATTATACCCGGTTCAGATTTGTGGCAGTGGGAGAGGAAATGGCGCTTCAGGCAAAGGCACAATCTAAAGCAGACCCATCGGGTTCTTGGGTTGATATTATTAATTCTGCCAAAGCAAAAGCACTTGTGGATAGTGAAACCAACAGCGGAAAACAAGTCCCCTCTTCATTCAAACCGATAAATCAAAATTGTTGGAATATGTATCCTAAGATTGGATTGGTTGATATGACAGATTTTATTGATATTGAGACTTGGGGTGGAAGGACAGATAGTGGAGTTTTCCCGGTAAATAATGTCTCGCCAGGAACTGCTTACTGGGCGAGGTCGTGGGATGAAGATGAGGGCGAAAGATTTGGTCATCTTTATGAATTAAATAACATTCGGCAAGTTGATGTGGGTCTTCTTCAGAATGGCATTCGTAATACCTCAAGTTATGTTCGTCTTAACCTTGATGTTGATAGTGAAGGTCCTGCTTATATTCAGGGTATTTTGCCTCAATCGGCAAACAATGGTCTTCAAGAAGTGGTATTGAATGAGTTTGGTGTTTATAATAGTATTCTTGGGAATTGTGGTAATTTATTAGGATTTCCCCAGCAGTCAGCAGTTATTAATGTAAAGCAAGGCACGACTACTAATAGGTCGGACGCTGCCAAAACTCCACCTTGTGCCAAATGGACACTTTATTCGGGGTCGGTTCCTACATTTGCCTCACAATGCGCATTCATTAGATGTCCAACTCTTACCCACGAAAGTTTGAATATGTCAAAGCAATTACCCTCCAAGATACTTTATCAAATCCCCCGCTTCACCAATGGAGCAGTCAATTCTGGCAATTTATATTTTGAACCAGGGGAAAAGACATACCTTAAACTGAAAAACTCCGAGGAATTAAATCTTAATGAACTCCAAATTGACATTGTGAATACCGACGAAACATATGTAAATGATTTACGGGGTCAGACAAATGTTGTCTTACATTTTAGGAAAAGTAGAGATTAATAGATAAAAATAGATAATTATTAAGTCTATATTTTTCTATTTATCTATAATATAAAATGAGCGACGCCGAAATTGATGTTGAAATGCCCCAAGAGGAAATACCTGAAGAAGAAGAGGTATTTGATGCCCCCGATGAAGATGTCCCAGCAGAAACTGAAGAACCTTTACCTGATGTAAATCTTGAGGTAAAAGAAATTGTCCCTGATGGAGATGTCTTTCTAAATGCTAAGGAACAGGCACCGCCTAAGAAACCAAGGGCAAAGAAACCTCCGAGTGAAAAGCAATTGGCACATCTTGCTAAAATTAGAGTGAAAGCATTAGAGGCAAAGAAGGCAAAACAAGCACAGAAAAAAGCACAGCAGGACAAGGGACCAAAGAATAAGATATCAAGTTATCAACCTGGAAAAGAAGTTAATTTCCAAGAAGAAGAAGAACATATAGATGTAAGCAATATGGGAGGGTTAGTTCATTTGACCCAAGACCAATTAAGGCAACTTCAATATGAAGCAATCTATGGATATGATACGATGAGAAAAAATAGAAAGCAAAAGAAGAAGGCAGATGAAGCACAAGAACAAGCAGAGAAAAAGGCATATGCTTCTATCGCAAAGGCAGTTCAACCCCACGATAATGATGGTTGGGGAGTTTGTTTCCAATAAGTGAAAAATGGGTCAGAGTGTCAGGGCAGAATTGACCCAAAAGTCCTAAGCATATTTTAAAACAAAAAGTCAAGATACACTTGACTTTTCAGTGGAAACTGCCCTGACCCACTGACCCAAAATCCATTTTTTTTATTTTTTGTAATATAGACGAAAATAGAACTTCTATTTTTATTTATTTCCCTTTACTATAATAATGAGCAAAGACGCCTCCTCTGGTAAAGTAAATGCCCCTGATTTAGCAGGATGGGAAGCATTCCCTGAAGTGCTGAAAGTCCAAGACCCCCCAAAAGAAAAGATAAAACCATTACATCCTAATCTACCCCAACCTCCTTCTCTACTGCTAATGATTTCCCCTATTCGCACAGGTAAAAGCACAATCATTTCTAATTTACTATTAAACTCCCATTTCTTTGGACAAGATTACTTTGATGAGGTAATGTGTATTTCACCGACAATTTACAATGATAAAACTTCCAGATTTTTAAAGAAGGCATTTGATTGTTATGATGGATATTCTGATGAATTAATTATGGGATTAATTGCTAAACAAGAGGGGTTTAAAGACAATTTAGAAGATAGACCGGAAGTTGCTGTAATTTTAGATGATGTCATAGGAACGATTAGGCGTGAAGCATTGGTCAATCATTTGGCATCAAGATTTAGGCATTATGGCATTAGATTATTGTTAATGAGTTCCCAAAATTATCGTGCCGTTTCCCCAGTCATTAGGTCTAATGCTACTAATATGATAATAGGTTCTCCTTTTCCCAATATGAAGGAACTCGGAAAAATTGCTGAAGAAATAGGCGACCAGTTTGGAGGATATGATAACTTCCTCAAGATATACTACACAGCAACTCCTGAGAAATATGATTTCTTATATTTAGACCTCCAATCAAATCCCCCTTTGGCATATCACAACTTTGAAAAGGTAATTGCTCAGGGTGGTCAGCATCGGGAGGTAGAAGACGCAGATTTGAATATGGGTATTAATAAGAAAGAGATTGAGAAAGAAGTGAAAAAACCAACCAAGAAAAAAAAGGTAGTATAGTATATAAATGAGTGATTTCGGAAGGTCTAATGCGATAGAACAATCCAACAACCTAATATCGTCTGGGTTATCAAATGCCCGAGAGGCAAGAGTTTATAATCAGGCACAGAAGACTACTTATGATAATTCTATTAATACAATTAAAGCAAAAGATACTACTGGAAAGGTAGAAAGTGGAGCGAAGGAAGGGGCGACCACTGGTGGGGCAATCGTTTCCTCTGGAAAGCAATTCAAAGCGATGAGCGACCAAGGTCTGAAAGCATATGCTAAATCTCAACCAGAAGCAGTTTCACAAAATCTTTCCGCATTTAAGGAAGGAACAAAATCAGCATTTGGATTTGGGGCAAAAGAACCGACTGGTGCTCCTTTATTCTCAAGTGGTCCCGGTCCGGGTCGTTCATTAGATGTTGTTGCTGGTGCTTCGGAAGATTTAAGAAATGCTGGACATAATTCTGCTGGTGAAGGAGGTGGATTAATAGAAGGTATGGCAAAAAAGGCATTAGGTGGAATAACAGATTTACCCACAAAGCAGATTGGAGCATTAGCAAAAGGAGCAGGGGCATTTGCTTCAATTGGTGGAGGTATATTAACTGGTGTTGAAGATATTGCTTCTGGTTCAACGGGAGGCACAGAAGGTAAGGAAGCGACTGGAATGTATAAGGCAGGAGGAGATATGTCAATGATTGCTGGTGGATTGGATGCGATGTCTATGGCAATGCCATTTTTAGCACCAGTTGCTGGAATTGCTGATGTTGCTTCGGGAATAATGAATATTGCGGGAGAGGCAAGTGAAGAGAAACATAAAGCAGATTTAGCATCAAAACAATATACAGCAGGTAAAGAAACTGCCCCTGCGAATGTTATTTCTGAAACCGCAAAAGGAGATGTAGCATCCGTTTCAACTGCCCAAAGAACATATTAAGAAAAAGTAGAAAAAAGTAATACATTTTTAAAATAAAACATAGTTTATAAAATGAGTTTCTGGAGCGTTGATGATAAAATACCAGTAAGACAAACTAAAGTTTCGGTCTCTGCCGAACACGGGTTAGAATATCGGTCTTCACAGAAGATTAATTTCCATATTCCCCCAACGATTTCCTATTTCCAACCTAAGGAATGCTATCTGGAGTTTGATGTCCAAATCCTTGGGCAGAACGGGACAACGAATGACCCTGTCAGATTGACCCTTGATGCGGAGACAGGTGGGCAGAGTTTAATAAGGGATATTCGCATCCATTCAGGAGGTGCTGGGGCAGTTCTTTTAGAGGAAATCCAGAATTACAATACCCTCGTTGCTCTCAAGTATGATTATGAAAGTAATGATGTATTAAGAAACAAACGGGCACTTACTGAAGGATGTGTTGTTTATGACCCGGATAATCGTGGCACTTCTGGCACTACGAAATCTGATTTGAATAACCATAAAAATCAACCTTACACCAATTTATTCCGTGAGGCAGATGAAACCCCTCTATTAATTCCTGATAGGGATAATACCACTTGGACTACTGCTACCGATGACAATTTTAATAAAGTCAAATGTTGCCTTCCTCTCAATACTGGTATCTTCTCCAATTCCAAGGTTTTCCCTGCTCTCCTCACTGAAGGTTTAAGAATTGAGATTATCTTAGAAAGTGCCGGACGGGTCTTAAGAATACCCGATACGATTAATCCAGTCCGCAGAATGAACCTGGGTCTTAAGTTCCATTCCTGCTCTGGTTTGGATAGTGATATTGAGGCAGGTGGTCCGGCGGCGCAGGGCGGATGGTTGGGCGATGATGGTGCCGGTCAGGGTGCTGTTCAGTCCAAGTTATATATTGCCCGTCCCCACAATATGACTTCCGTTGATAATTGCCCACTTGTTCCGGGGCAGAAGATTACCCTATGTAAGACAGGAGACGGAGTTGAGGCAGACCAGGACACTTATCAGTGGAATGAAATGCCTGGTAATGTTTTCCAGATGGAGACTGATGTTTCTATCGTTGTTGATAAAATTGAGATGATTGCTGGAGACGGCGACCCTGCTACTGAGGGCGGAAGATATGGTCTTATCAAGATTACCTTTGTCAATCCAGTCAGAAATAACCTTGATGACGCAACTGCTGATATTCGTAATGTTATGAATAAGGGTGGATGGTATATTTGCGATGCTTCCATTCGTAATAATGCCCCCGTCACCCAGATAGCAAATACTGCTCGTCAATTAAATGCCGACTACAGATTAAGCAATGTCCAGATGGTAATTCAGCAAGTTGAAATGCCTTCAGGATATACTCAGAAATTAATGGCGATGATGAAGGGTGGAGGGACAATGAATTACGATTTCCTTTCCAATACGAATTATAAATACTCTGCTATGAAAGGAGACCGAGTTGCCAACATTCGCTTACCACTTTCTCAGTCAAGAGCGAAGGCAATTTTAAGTATTCCTACTGATGGAGAAGTTTATACCGACCGCCAGAATATTACTGGAATGGGAGATGATTTGGGTGTTCTTTGGTATGGTTCTACTTCCGATGCTGTTTATCCTAATGCCGATGCTCCCTCCGAAATGACTTATTTAGAAGAATTAGAAGATGGATATGATAAAGCAAACTTCTCAGTTCGCTCTGGTTTAACTGGATGCTGGGATGAATTATCTGATTATCAGTGGTTCTACGATGGCAAATTAAATCCCTCTCGTAAAGTTGAGTGTGATAAGATAAGTGGCAGATATGGTATTCAACAGCAACCATTAATAGAATTAGAGAAAGCGTTAGCAATGGCGAATATTGAACCTCTTTCCTTCCGCAAGTTTAGGTCTAACGCCTGTATCGGTAGGGCACTTGCTTTACAGGATGGTGTATATGATTGCCGGGGTCGTGATTTCAATCTCCAGGTGAATTACCAATCCCAGAGAGCACCTGTCAAGAATAAGTTATGGCACAATTTCGTTTCTCATCTCCGCAGAATTGAAGTCAAGGGCGACCAGATTAGTCTTCAGGTCTAAATAAATACCCTTTATTTTAACAATAATTTTTTAATAATTCATTTAGTATAAAATGAGTTCAGGAAATGTCAATCTTCATATCACGCCCAGTAATGTATTATCAAGCGGTAAAATATCTTTCAGGTCAGGCAATCCTGTTATCCAATTCGTTATTGGAGAACAAGATAGATTACTTTTAGGGAGTTCAATTCGCCTTGTAGGCAAAACGAACTTCTGGACCAATGACCCGGGAACGAACATACCCGTCAAAACAGATAACCTTGAATGGGACTGCCGTATCGGTATGTATTCAGCGATAGACCAATTAGTGATTAAGTCCCAAGCGACGCATCAGGTAATTGAACATATTAAGAACTACAATCGGATGATGGCATCTTATATTCCAAGCACAACCTCAGTAGAGGACGGGTTTTCACACTTATCCCAGTCGGCGTTGATTATGCCTTCCTATGAGACAAGCAAGAAAACAATTATGGACAATATGGGGCAGAAACAAGGCGGTAATTCATTTTGTCTTCATTTGCCGTGTGGATTATTTAACGGCACCCAAGGAATACCCCTTTCGGGGAATGGCGGAGTTGGAGGTCTCTTAATTGAAATCCATCTTGCCCCTGACAATAATGTTCTCTTTGACAGAAAGGGCACAGCAATTACCGATACCCTCAATGATAGTTATTATGAATTAAGTGATGTTCATCTTGTGGCGGAAGCAGTTGAAGATGTTAGACCTCCGGGCACAACATCTACCTTTGAATACAATTCAATCTCGTCCTACTTTGCCTCGGTTAATTCAACAAATGCTATCATTAACTTTAACCTTGGTCTGTCTCGGGTTCTTGGTGTCTTTATGAACTTTATTCCGTCTCATATGATTAATAATTGGGATGCGAATGGTATGGCAACGATGCCCCTCCAGAATATTAATAACAAACGGGCAGATATTAAGCAAATCGTCTATACCCGTGGAGGTCAGAAATACCCCTATATGTTCAATATTGATTTAGAACAGAAAGACCAACCTCTTCAGCAACAATTTGACCCCCAATTCGTGAGAACTGGTATTGATGCCGTTCGTCAATTCAGTAAAGCAAGTCGTCTTATTAATGCCCCGACCAATGGCAAATTAAAGAAACGCTCTGCTGAACCTTTCACTGCTGTAGGTAATTCTTGGGCAGGTGTCAATCCGGGTTCTTCTCCTGCTGGAACGAATAATGCCAACAGAGACGGAGGCGATTGCTATACTCTCGGTATTGGTTTTGACAGCATTTCCAATCAAGGTATATCATTTGCCACTGAGAGTTTCGGTGTCAATCTGAATACTGGTCTGACCAGTAATTACCCTCACGGGTGTTATATGTTTGCTCACGCCAAGAATACCCTTGTCTTTGGACCAGGAGGCGTCCAAGTCATTAATTAAATTGATTATTCTTTCTTTTACTTTTTTTTAAAACCCATATTATAAAATATGAGTGTTCAAGCAAGTCAAATCCCAGACCTTCTTAAGATAGGGGCAATCCCTGTCAATACTGCCCAAGATGTAGAAACTGCCGTTTTAGAACCAGTAGTTCATTCGGACAATTTCTGCCGTTTTGTTTTCCAGAATAAGGGTATTCTTCATTCCCATTCCAAGATAGAGATTGGTCTTAATAATACAGATAATGATGCCAGTTTTCCATTAGGCGTCGGGGTATATTCCCTGATTGAGCGGGTTTCTTTAAAAATGGGAACCAAAACAATTTGTGAGATTGAGGATTTTGCCCATTGGTATGCCTACAAATCTCTTTTTACTGCCAATGAAAATATGAAAGAGCGTGAATTATATCAGAATGGTAGATGTGTTGCCCACACTCCAGCATATGAGAATGCTCTCGCTAATGTTGGTCCGGCACAAGGTTCAGGGGAAAGTAATACCCTTGCTCAGGCAATTCAGTTAGATATTGGTAGAGATTATGATGATGACAGAAATGGAGACACATCAGTGGTCTTATCTTCTGCGATGAACTGCCCTCCAATGAACTTTCAGAATGTTTCCCAGTTCCGCCAACCAGTTCTTCCCTCTCAGGATTTTGTCAAGACGGACGCTGATGCTCCGCTCTTCCAGATGTCCCTTTCGGAACTTTGCCCCTTTTTAAAGATGAACCAATTGCCCCTGTATATGATTAAGGAACAAGTGTCTCTTGAATTGACCTTTTCTCGTGTCGGAACTGATGTTCTTAATCAGACCCGTCGTGTATTCAGATGGCAGGATGATTTCGGTGGTCTTGCTGGTCAGTGGGATTACACCATAGACCAAACCAAGACCCGTCTAATCGCAGATTACCTTTATTTTCCGCAGGAAATGATGGAGGCATATGCTCAGGCGAATAAGAATATGTCATTTACCTATGTTGATTACCAGTTATCTAAATATAGTGTTAGTCAGACGGATATCAAATCCCAGATGATTAGAAATGTTGGTGGTGCTGGTAGAATTGTAAGTAAGATGTTTTGGGGTATTCAAGACGAGTATGCTGAGGAGGAATATCTATTAGGGAATTACTATGCCCAGGCACCCAATAGGACATACTTAGGCAACCAGGCAACAGATAGTCACGGCACTGCCACATTCAATATTAAATACAATGACAACTTCCTTTACCCAATTGATGTCTCTAATTCTGCTCGTCATTTCCACAATGTTCAGCAGACTGAGGGTCTTGTTCCATTTGTCAATCGTGAAGAATATTCTAATGAGGGGGACAGCATTTCCACTCGTAAGTTTGCCGGTTGGGTCCAAGGTGGCGAAGGAGACTGGGACGGCACTCAGACACAGCGTAAGAATAAACCTACTTTAACAGGGGAGTTCTTTTGGAGTGCTGGTAGATTAAATAAGAATGAGCGTATTAATAGTCGGGGTATTGAACTTTACTTTAAGGTCAATGATTTACCCACTACAATCCAGAGAACTGAAACAATTGCTGGTGTCACGGCAACTCATTCAAGTCCTGGTTTTACTCAGCGTGTCTATATGGAGGTAGTTAGAACTGCTACATTAACTGACGGATATTTCCAGTGTTATTATGCCTAAGCGAGATTTGGGTCAGCGTGTCAGGGCACAGAGACCTCAAAAACCAAGTGTATGAGTGAAATACAATTAAAAAAATCCTAAGGACTTTTTAGAGGATACTGCCCTGACCCTCTGACCTAAAATCAATTTTCATTTAATCTACTTTTTTTTGTTATTTATATTAATATATTCTATTGTATATAAATGAACGACCCCTATGTTGATACCATACTGGTAGATTGTAATAGGAAAGGAAGTGAGGAGTATAAAGTCCCCTCCGCACTTAATGATAATGCCGTTTTTACCTGTAGGCAAGGTTCGGGAATAAAATTAACTCCTGGAGATGAAGTATCGGTTCATTCTGCTTATGTGAATGAAAAGGGGAATACGGATAATATGGAGTTTAAAGGAACAAGACCCAGAGGGAGTAAAGGATATGACCTTGTTAAAACAAACTTATATTTATCTGGATATACCGAACAAGTGGAACCATTAGACCCACACGCAACAAGTTCTGCTGTTCCGTCAAGGAATAGAGGATACGGAGACCCGAGATGCCTTTATTATAATAATGAATATGGAGGATATCAGCAATCAACTTACATTAATCAATCACAACATTTTGAGGTAAAGGATAATGAAGTCAATTTCCAAATATCATTTTATAAGAATACGAATGGAGAAGGATATTATCATTTGCCAAGGCGATTTGATACTCCAATTCCAGGGCGACCAACTGCCCTTGAAATAGCAGGACAAGTATGGCGAGGGGCAAAAGACCCTCTTGAAGCATTCCCCGCTGAAGACCCTTGGTATTTCCTCTATACTGCCTTTGATGGTAATTCAATTGTGAATAGAGATGCGGCATCAGGGTATTTAACTAATTCAGATGTTGCTGGGAGATTTACTAAATATACCCCCGCCACGCCTAAATCTGGTAATGGACCCTATACGGGAGATAAAGGTGGATATGACCAATTTAATTTTGGGCGACCAAGAACTGATATTGATATTTATGGACAGGTAAAATCAGATTATGAGTTTTATGAATTGGGTGAGGCAAGAAATGTTGGTGGTTGGTGTAATGCTGACACTGGCAAGATGTATAAGCAAAAGAATGACAATAGTAGATATACCCTGTATGTCAAACAAAATACATATTGGTCAAAAACACAAAATAATTTCTCAGCACAAACTGGTGGAGGGGTAGAAGTTGATATGACAAATGCCGAAACAATTGGGTCTCGTAATCAAGCAGAGAGATTTTTTGGACATCCAGATGGTATTCCTGACCCAGCAGTTGTTGGTGAATGGTTGAGATATTATGATATTAAAAACATTAAGGTAGATGCGGGATATAATACCCCTGAGGAAGTGGCAGAACAAATTACCGACCAATTAAATAAAACACAAATTATTGAAACAACCAAGGCAGAATTGAGGGCAGGTGATGTTCATAAGGTTTCGGTAAAAATGGAAGGAGAATGTTTTAAACCATTTCATTCGGCAACACACGATACTGCGGGACAAGCACCGAGTGATAAATACTTTGCCTATTCGGGAGATGAAGTGTCGGTCGTGGATTGGGATTTAATAAAATATCAACAATCTTACCAAGTTATAGGAATTAAACGCCCTGAATTGTGGGATGCTGGGAGACAATGTTATTATGATAATCTACTTTATCCTGGGGAATTGACCACAAGTGGTCCGACAGATGTTTATCATACAAATAATCGTAGTTATTGGGGTATTCATCAAGACCATACAATTACGAAGGCAACTGGTCAATCGGGAAATGCTGTCATCGTCACGACAATTCCTTGGACGGAGGCAAATGTATTAAGGTTCAAGAAGTTCTTTGATGCCCAAGTTAAATACCCGGAATTATTTGATTATGATTTGAATATGCTTTCGGGGTCAAAACAAGTAATGACGATAAATGATAGTAGATATCTTCATATTAATATTGTAGATAGGGTCAATACGAGATTAGGTTCAGATAATTATGAACCCTTGGATGGTTCATATAAGGCATCAAGAGGGTCTTATCCAATTTTCTTTGATTATGATGAAAATATGAAGGATGTCCCTTATTCGGATGATTTATCACAAAATGGAACAAAATGCTTTGGGATTTTCCAGAGAATTACCAATTCAGCACACGCCCCAAATAATACAATTGGTTTCACTTGCTGGAATAAAAAGTTGGGTGATTATTTATTCCCAGGGGATGTATCAATATCAAGTAGTAGTTCAATTGGATATGACCTTCATTTCAATGCTTACGGGACTTCGGCAATATGTCTTCATAGTGGATATTTGAATGCGAATTATGATGGAAGGACTTTATATGCCCTCAATGATAATCGGGGACTTGCTCAGACATATACTCACAATTTGTATCCTTGGGTAAGAGATTTATATTGTGGAGCAAATCAGATTGAGTTAGCATTTGATAAAGGTAAGTTTGCTCTTCATCAACTCCACACCCCAGAATATATTGGTAATTCATTTGCCTCTGGTCAAACTGCTGATAATCCAGTTGTTGAAGAGGCAGAAACACAAGTTTATAAAATAAATAAAAGACTTGGAGCACAAAACTTTGCCCCTGATATGGTTCCTTATCAACCGACTATTAGTTCTAAAAATAACGCAGTTCATTCGGGTAAGATTGAGATTGCTAATTTTAATCATAATCTAAGTCCTTGGTCAGTTTATGATGCCAAATCTGGTATTTTTATTGAGGATTTCGGAATTGATAAAGATGATTGGGATAATTGCTTGTGGAAGTTCTTGGGATTTAGTTATGAGCAGTTTGACCTTTCAGAGCAACCATATGATAGGCAGACAAGGTTGAATGATTTAGTGAATGTTGAGGAGATAGGGGCAATTACGACGAATGCGAATATTACCCCTGGTGATATTCCAACCTATCCAAGAAATGTATATGGTGCCGAGCAATTTACTTCCCAATTACCGATGATAAATTACCCTTTATTTGAGGGAGATACTACAGCATTTGCCAATGCCAGTCCAATTCCAGAACTTCCAGCAATATCTGAAACTCAAACAAGTGTTCAGATTACTGCTGATGATTTGCCTATTAAGATGAAGAATGCTTATTATTTAATCAAGAGTGATATTGTTCAGGATACGAAATATATTGGTTTAGGAGGGAGCGACCAGATGGGATATGAAACGGGTCAAGCATTGCCTATTGTGGGAGTTGTTAATAAAGAAAATGGTTTTGGAGATTATTATTTCCAAGTAGATACTCAAATGGCATTCACAATTACCAAACCAACTACACTTGCCTCAATCACCACATCAATACACGACCCCGATATGTCTCTTGCCAGAGTTGATAATGATTGTGCCGTGATTTACAAAATAAAGAAGAATAACACTGGCAATTACAATATTGGCAGTGAGATGTTAAAAAAAGGAAAATCTAAATAAGGAATTATTATATTCTAAATAAAGTAAAGATGCTGACACAAGAGAATATTCTGGAAATCGTAAAGCGTTTAGGAGAAATGAGACCCGTTGAACCTGAACTCAGACACGAATTAAGGGCAATTGTGAAGTTTATTATTGACCATTCTAACGACCCTGATTGGACCCCAGTTGAAGACCCAGATGCTTCAAGTGATGAAGAAGGAAGTTGTGATGAAGAAGAGCACATCATTGACCGCTCAGACCCTAATTTTATTTCTATCAAATGATTTATTAATTCAATAGTTTTCTCTGATATGGTCGCCCCAAATCTAAAATCGCTGGTTTGCTCCAATCCGCCAAACCCCCCCTGAAAGACGCTCCTTACTCTGTATAACCCGCTGAGTTCTGTTGAAGCAGAACAAAGTATCCCTATCTATCCCATCTACCAGTTTCACCCAGTTTAGTTCCCACTCCACTTCCACAAGATGCCCCCCAAGGAGCACACGGCGCCGAGCGCCCTCATCAAGGAGGACACCCTCTACATCACCGACCCCAACATCAACCCGGACGAACTGATGAGGGCAATTCGTGAGGACCTCCCTCAGGATGTTCAAGACCGAATGAGCATCAACGATATGACCGGCACCTACGGCGACCTGTCCCACCTCCAAGGAGGAGGGGCAGTTGAAGACCTTGACGAACACCAGTTCCCGACTGAAGAAGAGAGACTTGGAGACGCCGTTGAGCGTGTCCAAGTTGAACAGGCACTTGATGCCACCCGCCGGGGCGATAACCCATTCGCCACGGGCGACCGCATCGGCAGTCGCCACGCCGATATTGAGGCACTTGGACCCCAATTCAACGACCCCTTTGACAAGACCCTCCTTCAGGGTTCAACTCAACTCGTCCGCAATGTCATCTCCGAGAGGGACCTGGAGGAGGAGGATATCCCAAGAACCAAGACCTCAGCAGGGACATTCAAGGACGGCAACGGCAAGATTTGCGCCCATTGTCTCTTTCACCCAGCAGATGAACACGATGTTGTCAAGGTAATGACCCAGCGGTGGGACAAGAAGGAGAAGAAGATGATTACCAGTATTGCCTTCCAAGAAGACGCAACCGAGAAGCAGAGAAAGGACTTCTTGGACTTCTTGACCAAGAACAAGGAGTGGATGGCGGATGGGCACTCCGAGAAGGACTTTATGAGGTGGTCTATCTACCTGAGTGAGTATGGTGTCCAGCAATTCAAGGCAATTCTTGACATCATCGGGGCACTCTCCAAGTCCCAATACGGACAGGCGTTCTACTTCGCACCCATTGATGTCAATTCGCATATGGCGATGATGGACGCCATTGGGTCTTCCGCAGATGATAACCCCTTCTGGAGGTGCCCTCTTCAGACCCAGGCACATATTGGGGAGTTCCAGTTCTACGACGAGAACAAGGACCCCGGGTTCCAGGCGTATCAACTGACTACCTATGAGAATGGTGGTCGTAAGATTTGGATGACCTGTGATGAGACGCATTTCCCTCCCTCATCTGGTGCCCAGTGGGTGAAGTCCATCAATTTCAGGGGGAAGATTGATGATGACCACTGGACAACCTTCACCGACGCCTTGGAGGGGTTGATTAAGGAAGTCCCGGGATTGCCCCTTCTTATTGACCCTCCTAAGGAGGACGAGCACGGGCGCAACTGGGTGGGCAAAATCCCGACCGCCGACATTCGGGAGGAGCAGATGAACAACCCGGCACTTCTTGATGACCCAATGAAGAACTGCTGTTGCTGTAGCAAGTCCTGGGATTGTGCTTACGGACACAACCCGCTCCCGTATATGAAGAAGGGCAGATGTTGCGACAAGTGTAATATGGAGAAGGTCATTCCTATGCGGAGGGCAATGATTGGACTGGGAGAAGTCGCAGTGCCTGAGGAGCAGATGCCTGAGTTGAAGGCACTTACGGAGATGATTAGTGGTCTCCAGCAGGACAATGTCCGCCTTCTGGCACGAGCGGATATGAACTACAAGGCGAACCTCAAGAGGATGAAGAAGACCCCTTCTCCCGAAATGTTCGCCCTCATCCAGAAGAAGGAGAGGGAGATTGAGGAGAGGGAGAAGAAGTGCCAGGAGGAGAGTGCTCGGTGGGATGAGGCATTCACTGAGGTCAAGGCAACAACTGCCGGTCTCAACCAGAAGGTCAAGGCGATGGACCTGAAGGCGAAGGCAGATGCCAAGATTGTCCAGAAGCACGAGAACCTGAAGAAGGAGGTTGCCAAGAAGGACGCCAAACTCGCCAATCTGGGCAAGTTTGAGACACTGGCAGAGGATTTCCCCCTGGAGTTCTGGAAGATGCGGATGACCCCGGTTCTTCCGGCAATTCAGAACCAGGGGTGCTTGTGGCAAGGTGCTCGGGGTGCTTTCGGGTTCAGGAACCAGGCGTGTCCAATCCACGACCAGAATGAGCGTCATATGCGGATGAAGGGGTGGGTTAAGGAGGACTATATGATTGCCCACCCGCCCAAGGCGGTGAAGTCCCCTCCCAAGAAGAAGAGGGCGAGTGTCAAGTGCCAGTGCTTGATTTGCGAGAGGATGTTCCCCAAGAACTCAATGGTGGATGTGAATGGGGACCTCCTATGTAAGAAGTGTGCTTAGTTAGGTCAGAGCGTCAGGGCAGATAGGATTAGAAAGTCATTAACACTTAATAACAATTAGAAATTATATCAACTACTCTTTACGCTACGCTCCGCCCTGACCCACTGACCCTTTCAGGGTCGG